GTCTAGTAATTCTAGTTCTTTTTTTGTTGCTTTTTCTCTTCTATCTACTAGCTTTGCTTCTTGTTTTTGAAAATCTTTTAGTGTATTACCACCTTTTTTCTTTGATACATCTTCCTTTTGAAACTTTTTAGTATCTTCTGCAATTTTGGCATTTTCTTTTTGTAAAGCTTTTTCTTCTTTCGCCCATTTCTCTTCTATTTGTATGAATTCTTTTTTGCTTATGATTTGTGCTGTAGCACCTTCTTTATCCAATCGTACTCTAGCGGCAACACCTTTTTCTCTTAATTGTGCAACTTGTTTTTCTGCTTTGATTTGTTTAGTTTCTCTAGTTCTTAAAGCGTCTTGTAAAGATTGCATACTTTTAGGTACTTTATCCATACCTTGGGTTAATTCCGCTACGGTCACACCAAGCTTTTGCATACGAGCCATTAGCTTGTTCATTACATTATGAACATCTTGTGGATGAGCTCTAAATGCGTCTATTGTATCTGCGATTAATATATTTAATTTGGGTTGGGTAGTTTTAACTAGACCGTCAATAGAGTTAACAACTTTAAGAGAAACAACCTTAAATATTTTGATTAGTTCCTGTTCGGATGATTCTGATAGTGTTGTTGCGGCCATTTTATTTATCCCTATGTGATACTATTATTTATTCTTATTTTTAGGTAATGTTGAACCTGCTTTACCAACATATAGTCCAAAGAAAGCAGCGCCAGCACCAACGATAGTTGATATGTACATTGCTTGCGAATTGGTTGGGTCAGGTAATGTCATAAACCAGGTTACTGATTTATAGAAAGCAAAGATGTATGCCAGCATTACCATTCTAGGTATAACTCTAAACTTGTCTATTAGACCTGCTGTCTTGTTATACCAAGTAGGAGCATCCTCACCTGAATCAGGAACAAGGTCGCTCTTTTGTAATTCATATTCTTCTGTTGTCTTTTTTACTTTTATTAAATCGTCTGCCATCTTATCTTTCCTCTATTGTATCGGTTTCTCATATTTAATCTTACTCAACTTCTCACAAGCAGAGCAATCACATTTACTACAAACCTTTTTACCGTCTTTGAATAGTGGTTCTGGACAATGTGCTTCATTACCACAATTCTTACATTTTTCCATCTAGCAAGTATGATGTACTTCTGGCGTAAATATTCCTGATTGCCATAATGCAAGTGCTACAACAACTGCAATAGCTGCCCACACCCATTTATTTTTTATAGATATTTTTACTTTTTTCATTTTAAACTCTCCATTATTGCCTTGATTAATTGACTATTTGCTTTTTTAGTGTCATCACATATTTGTCCTGCTGTACTGACCGTTTCATTACATAGTTCTTTTGAAACTTCAATACACCATCTTTTTAATTGTTCTATCATTACTCGTCCTTTTTATGTTTGCCTAATATCTCTACTATTTCCCAAGTACCATCATTATAATGATGTACTCTTGCGTCAACTAAATCACACATAAATGCTAAACTTTCTCCGTCAATCTTGTATGTGATACCGTTTATCTCTACACTATCTGTTTCTTCTGATTTGTTTCTCCAAGCTTTTTCAACTTCTCTTTTAGTCTTTAAGCAATCGGACATACTATCAGCGCCTTTATGGTCTATCAATGAACCATCTGCAAATACACAAACAGCAAAAACTACTTCTGGTTTTTGTGCGTCTCCTTCTATTGGACAAACTTGGTGTCCATCATCTCCACAACCAGTACAATCTGCTTTAGCAGTACTGAAACCAATTGCTAATAGAAAAAATAAACAAATACCAACTGCCCACTTTTCCCAATTGTTATGAAATATTTTCATATTTTCTCCTTTATCTTATTGGTGGTACATACATTATGCCACCGTCTTTCCATAGAGCATTCAATCCTCTAGGTAAAGCAAGTGGTGTATCGGGTCCCACATTTCTATCAAAGGACTCTCCATAGTTTCCAACTTGTTTGATAATATTATATCCAAACTTCATACCTAATCCTAACATTGGACCAACATAACCTTCTACGCCCAATATTCGTTTAACTTCTTTTGATTTTGAAGTTAACATTAAATCTACATTATACATTGTGATACCTGCTTCTTCAGCATTAACCATAATGAAGTGAGTCCATCTAACTATATCTTCCCACTCTTGGTCGCCTTGTCTTACAAGTGGACCTAAAGGTTCTTTAGATATAATTTCAGGTAATACCATCCAATCATCTGGATTTTCTGCACCTGCTCTTGCGGATGCTAAACCAGAAGCGTCTGTTGTGAATACATCACAATCACTAGAAAATAGTTTTGCTTTTGCGTCTTTGTTACCTTCAACATATACTGGCACATATGCCATATTGTTTTCTGCAAAGTAATCATTTAAATTTAATTCAGAGGTTGTTTCTTTTGTAATACAAACAAACGCACCATCTAATTCTGTGGCACTCTTAATATCTAATTCTGTTGGTATTAAAAATCCTTGACCATCATAATAGTTAACTCCTGCAAATTCAAACATCAAGTTAACATCCCTACTAATTGTCCAAGTAGTATTTCTAGCAAGTAAATCAATATTGCCAGACGCCAATGTTGGAAATCTTTGACCAGCATTTAATCCTATAAATTCTACTTTACTTGAATCTCCAAATATAGCAGCGGCAACTGCCTTACAGAAATCTACATCTAAACCACTCCAGTTTCCTGCGTCATCCTGAGCAGAAAATCCAGGTAAGCCAGCATTAACTCCACAAACAACATAACCTCTATCTTTTACCGTTTGTAGTAATCCTACATCTTGTTCTATTTTAATACTTTGTGTTGTATTACAACCTACTAAAAATAATGTTGCAATCAATATCATTAATAATTTTTTCATATCTATCCTATTGTGTTAGTACTTTAACTTTTTTTTCTTTCTTCTTTTCAGTTAAAGACTTCGCTGTACCACCTAGTTTTAAACTACCAGATTGGTCAGGCATTTTATTCTTAATACTGATTATGTTACCAAACTCATCAACTTCTGCCATTGATGGTCCACAGATAACTCTTCGTCCATCGTGTAACTTTTCTATCTTTCTTTTATCTTTCAAACAATCCATTAAACCATCATACTTAATAAATTCGCTTGAAGTATCGGTTACAATGAACATTGTTATAATGGTAACTAAAGTAGCTGCATCCATATTACTCTCCCTTATGTCCGTTCTCTATTTTAACACTTCTTATTTTGTCCTTTAATTTTTCTAAATCTATTAAAACCTTTTCCATATCCTTCTGCAATCTTTCAATGTTCACTTTATTGTTCATCATACCTTCAAGTTGTTTTGATATAGCTTCCACTTGTCCACTTAAAAATTCTATTAACATAAACTGCTCGGAATCAGCAGGTGGAGAACCTAAATCTCCCCTAGGCCATTTAATTCTAAATTCGTTATTCTTCTCTATATCTCCAGTAAGTCTTTCACTTGCCTGGTTTAAATCTTTTTCTAATAGTGTTGTATTGGTTTCCAATTTATTTAATCTCTCAACCACCCCAAAGTAGGACCACACTCCAACAGCGACAGCGGCTACAATGGCTAAAAGGTTCTTCATTGGCATACTTACTGCCGTACTATCAGATATTTTAATTTCATTCTTTGACATAATTTCCTTTATATTTTAGGCATAGACTGACTCATTTTGTCTCTTCTTGCCTTCTCTTTTTCTTCTTTCAGAAACTTAACCAATAACCCTATATAAACATCCCTTTCCCAGGGAATCATTTGTTCAAGTTCGCTTAAACTATATTTATGATGTTGGACAAGTGCAAAGTTAGTTTCATAGTACGCCTCTAGGTTTTCGTGGGAGAGGCAGATACGAAAAAATCCGCTAAGCCACTAAAGGTAACCATTGATTTTACTTTAGTTTTTGGATTTTCAACCTCTACTTCGTGTCTCAATTTGGGCATTTCATCAAAGAATTTTCTGATTTTTGCAAATTGGTCAGTATTCAGACTATTAAAAAACTCTTCTAATTCTGCTTTAGTACTATCCTTTGCCTTATGCACCTGTTCACCTTCGTAAATGTGGTCAATACAAGAAACAATTGTCTTAAAAATTTGTTCTGCATTGTGTTTCGCACTTACGCCCATTGGAATGGTATTCATAGAAGGATAATTTAAAATTAGTCCTAAATTTCTTTTCTCGTCTAACACTACATTGTTTGTATGGTTGTCGTCTACTTGTATTTCAACTTTAGTTAAGTCTATCTCAACATCTATTAATGTTACCTTATCGTCTGGACAAAATACTTGGAATTTAGCAATCTCACCAATTGATTTAGCACGAATATTTAAAAACAAATATTCTATATCAAATATTGGCATTGAGTTTGGTTTTAGTTTTCCGAAAGTACAAGAATTAACTAAATCAATAACTGCTTGTTGAATGTGTTTATCTTCACCAGCCTCCATAGCAATCATTAATAGTTTTTCTTCTTTGACCAGAAATGGTCTATATTGTACAACTTTGTCTTCTGATGGTAATGTCAACTCATATGTTGGGACATCAATCTTTGGTAAAGCCATAATGTTTCATACTCCTTAATTATTATATTATATATTTAGTGGTCCAAATTTAAATGGTGGCATAACTCTTCCACCTGTTATTTTTCCTATTGGGAAACTTCTCTTCAAGTTTTGTAATACTGCTTCTCCTGCTCGTCTCAATTCAGGTGGTAGTTTAGATAAAAATCCTTGTTTACCTGCTTTTACTATTGGCATACCAAATTCTGATTGACCTATATGAAATTTGTTTTGTTGGTCTATCGCAAAATTTAACCAATATCTGTATTTAAAATCTACGGTAAATGTTTGTACATCATTTTTCTCACTACCATAGTCTACTGGACCTATCTTCGCAGGAAACGCTTCCCATAAACGAATACCATAAGCAGCGTTATCTCTTTCTTGCTTCTCTGGTGAAGCACCTAGTTGCAATATGTTAATTGGTGCCACATACTCATCATAGTAAGAATAGTTATGGGTCATATTTGAAAATGCAGTTTTTTGCCACATTTCAAAAAATACTCTTTCTCTTAAATACTTGTCTGTATAAAATGTCATAGACACATCTCCCATTTCATAATCGTGTACAATGTGTCTTGCTGGTCCGTTATGTTTAACTGCAACCGTCTTCATAGTTCTATCAGGCATACTTACACTTGAAACAAATGCCTGTACTCTTCTTTGTATATTAGCTTCTTTAGAAAATTTATTAAATGTTCCACCACTAACCATACCAGATGAAGCTTCAGTATCTCCAAAATCAGCTTTAGGTAATTCAAATACAACATAGTATCTTGCCTTACGAGCAAAACCTTCTGCCTCATTTACATAAGACTGGTATCTACCTATTGTTGTTTCTGGATTAGCACCTGCTTTTTGTTTAAATCTAGGATCCCTATTAATGTTATCCATAGAACGGTCTCTAGGAATACCCAATCGGATATCCATACCCATTATTCTTTTGCCGCCTCTAAGTATTGCCATAATGTTTACCTATCTTTTGTTTTTATGTCTGCCCATATAAGTTTCTGAAGGTTCGTAGTCCCATTTGTGTCCGTGGTGTCCTCGTATATCTGCATACCACATACGCAATCTTACTATCAACACTCTCCATAGTGTTCTCTTTGCCATTGTCTCTTAAATTATTAATAATTAAATTCCTCTTCTGCTTCTACTCCAGACCGTTGTGGCCGGTTGTTTTCTAAATGCTTGAACTGGTAAGTAGACTGCCAGAGCAGCTTCGGGAGCGTCTATTCTTAAAAAACTACTCCTAATATGACTATAAAGATATTTATGTAAAGTAGGCTTGACCATTGGAATATTCTTAACAGCGTCATAAGAAACATTATATCTAGTACCTTTTCCTAAGGTCTTACCAGATAAAAACTTATCCAAACGACTTAATAAATTAAATCTTAATCCAGGTGGTAAGTAATGAAAGTTCATACCCATAAATCCACCTTTAATTCCTTCTAAAGGTAAAACTAATGGAAATGTATCATAGTAGGGTAAAGTCTTTTTGAATTTTGGGTCATAAAAGAATAAATTTAATCTACCACCAGAAGGTCTTCCTATCAATTGTCCATTTCTCATCAATTGACTTGCTTGTGCTTTATCAGCAATTGAGCCAATAGCTTTACGATACCAGGCACCAGATTTTCTGCTGTCGCCTTGTTTCTGTACTAATGTATCTAGTATTGAAATAGCCATAACGCTACTATTTATAATGATATTTAGAATTGAATATGACAAAGGGGACCAGAAAGGTCCCCTTTGCTTTTAAAGTAATGTAGGAAAGAGAGAGATTATTCGTCTTCAGCGAGTTTTGAAAAATAAGATAAAGTATCATCTTTATCTTCACCGCTTGACGCCTCATTACTTTTAACTGAAGCACTTGCTGTCGCAACCGAAGCTGTTTGAACAGGTGCACCGCCAGTAGTAGGTGGGAGGTCTATCTCACTAGCAGTTTCAGTATTCTTTGAACCAGCAATCACACGGATTAATTTCTCTTTTAATTCGTTATATGATTTAAAATTTGCTGTTTCTAGGAATGGTTTAAGAGGATATTGCTTACCCCAAATCTCTTTGATTTTCTCATCATCAGTTCCGAGAGGAGAAATAGCCTCAAATTCAGATTTATCGTAGTTCCAAAAACCATCAACTTTTCTAATCTTCAATTTGAAGTTAGCACCTGACCAAAAGTCAAATGGGTTAATTGGTTTTTCATCTTCAAACGCAGGTGACATAGCTTCAGTAATCTTATTAAATATCTTTTTACCGAATTTAAATAAGAAAACTTTTCCTTCGTTCTCTGGATGTTTAGCGTCTGTTACAACATAGATGTTAGAATAGTAAGATAATTTTCTCTTTCTTTTTCTAGCAATTTCTTTGTCGGAATCAACACCAGTATTCCATAATCTAGTATTCTCTTCACTAACTGGATCCTTTTGACCTAATGTAGTTAAAGAATTTTCAATGTACCATCCACCAGTACCTTGGAAAGCGTGAGACCAAACTCTAGCCCACGGCATTTCTTCTGTTTTAGCTGCTGGTAGGAAACGAATAACTGCATAACCATTACCAGTTTTATCCAGTTCAGGTTTCCACAATCTATCGTCTTGGTATTTGTTTTTTGTTTTTGCTGCGTCCTCAGGATTGAGGTTCGCTTCAATCTGTTTTGAAATTTTATCAAAATTAGATTGACTATTTTTTAATGATTCAAAATCCATAATTTATCTCCTTTGTATGTATTTCGTATTTGTATTTAAGTATTAGTATTTCTGTATCATAATATAACTCGTATATCAATAATAGTATTTATAATACTTTTATACTATTATTAACACTATAACACTTTTTCATCATATTGTCAAGCACCTAGCTCATCTTTTCTTTAACTCTTCCAATAAGTCTTTTTTCCAGTCATCTGTAGTAGTCTCAGCTTCCCATTTATATACTTCTTCTTCTGTACGAGAGCATCCTAGACAATATCCACTTTCTTTATCTATACTGCATACTCCAATACAAGGCAAACGATATATCTGATGGCTACTGATACTGAATACCACTAATTTCCTAAATAATACTTTAATAGTCCCATAGCAAATATACAAGCACCTACTATATTCAATACTATTAATGCTCTATCGTGCCATAACATACCCACTACAAACCAACCACATACACCTATAAAGTGGAACCATAGATTAAGTGGATGAATACCTATTGATGTTGACATCATTCCACATAATATTATTAAGCTAGATATCCATTTAATATACCAAGATAGGTCGTGTAGAGGTGTTATTTTATCTATATCGTATTTTTTTTCTTCAAGCTTTTTTCTTATTCCCATATACTTCAATCAGTTCTTCTTTCACTATTAATTTCATTTGTGTTCTATTATAAGATACAAATGGAATATATTTTTTAATTCTCTTACTATGTATTGGCCATACAACCATTTCTTTAATTTCTTTATCCCAGCGTTTAACAAACCCCAACATTTGTTCAAATACTACAAAAGTTTGGTAAGATACTTTTTTACTAGATAAGAGTTTGAAAAATGGTGGGTGTTGGCCTCTATCAACCAGAAACAAATCATCAAAAGTAATGTTATTCCTAACCAAGCTATCACCAATAATCCTACACTCACTCCTAAAATTATAACTAAAACTATCTTTATACTTTCTATGATAAAGGTAATTATCGGTGCCATCTTGTTTGGCAAGATTTCCAATCCACGCTTTATCGCTGTGTATAAAATTCGCAACAAAAAAGTCAAGTGCTTCTTCAGCGGAATACTTTTTAGATAACTTATGAAAGAAGTATCTGTCATTTCTTTTAGTAAATGTTTCAAGTTTACAATTAACTTTTCCAGCATAAGTGAAGTAATCATATGTCTTGGTTGTAAAATGTAATTTTACTGCCAACCATATCTTAAATACATCAAATCCCCCATACATTTTATAATAACTCTGGTCTATCTATTAAATATTTACTACAAACAGGAAAATGTTCTGTCATAATTTTCACTATTTGTTCAGCAACTTGTCCTGTTTCTCTTTGTGCGTTTGGTTTAATTCTCAAATTACATACTCTACTAAAAGCATATACACTACCAGACCATATCCATTCGGTCATCATATTTTGTGGTAGTATCATACGAGCCATTTCAGGTGCTATATCTTCCTCTAACATATCTTTATAAGTTGTTTGAGCAACATTTAACATATGTGTTATATCATAAGGTACTTCTTCATCACCTGACCCTTGTTTAATACTTTCTTCTGGTCTTTTTCGCCACATCATTGGTTGATAAAACTCTGGTTGTTCATCTACATATCGTCTACTCACTTCGTTCCAACTTAAACCTACTTGATGTTTAACTAATTGTCTAGCAACAAATATTGGTGCCTTAATTCTAAATGATATTGAAGCGTGAGCAAAAGGTGACCAATGTCCGTGTACTGCAAGATATTTAATTAACTTTTCATCTTTGTCT